AAGCTGTGAGAGAGTATCGCTTGCATTATTGTACAAACAGTTTAATGAGATCGCAGCACCGCCAGATGATGCCAGTGGAGTGGTCACACCATGATCATCAAGGGCAGCATTCCCCGCGACTTGAATAGTTCGATTAGCAGCGGGAGCTAGGTAAGAGATGACACCGCCTGCACCGATCACAACATGGCCAAGACGAAAGTGGTCATGTGCTGCAATTTCAGACGCATAATCATAAGGGTGAGTTTGCTTAATGACAATATAACTATTATCCAAGGTGTCGTAGAAAATTGAAAACAAAAAGATGTTATTTTTAAAAGCGGTTGTCATGTTTTCCATGTAAATGGCCATGTCAGCATTGAATATTGACACGCGCCAATCGATAGCGACTAAAGTATCATTCGCTGAAATGGCAATCATGTATGATTTACCACGGGTGAGCGTGACGGTATTAACAACCCCTGCTTCCCAAGTTGTTTTAAGAGAATTTATTCTGCCAGTACCGCCTACCAAAACTGAGAAAACCCCGGTTGATGGAACGAAAGAATAATAGTTTCCAATATCGCCCGCTTTCCAAGAGACAAAACCAGAGTGTTTAAGATCGATGACAGATTGTGCTAATTTCCATGAAGCTGTCCCTGTTGCTCCGGCCACTAAAGGCAAGCCTTCATCGCCACCCGTGCTACTCGGATATTGTGCAGTATCCCACGGCCCCGTTTCTCCAGTTGGCCCGCTTGGTCCTGTGATTCCACTTGGTCCCGTAGGTCCGGTAATTCCATCGATGCCGGATGGTCCTGTAGGTCCGGTATCTCCCTTGTCACCACTTGGCCCGGTAACTCCAGTATCACCCGTAGGTCCACTTGGCCCTTGGGTTCCAATCCCGGTAGGTCCGGTTTCGCCGGTCGCTCCATTGATGCCGTTGGTTCCCGATGGTCCCGTAACTCCCGTATCACCCTTATCTCCAGTCGGCCCGCTTGCGCCCGTAGGCCCGGTAGGTCCTGTATCTCCAGTGCCGCCTGTCAAACTTGCTTCCCCTGGAGCTCCGGTAACTCCAGTAGATCCCGTCGGTCCGGTTCCTGATGGCCCTACGGGCCCAGTTTCTCCCGTGGCCCCTGTATCGCCTTTTGGCCCAGTATCTCCGGTTGGTCCCGTGCCGCTTGCGCCTACAGGTCCAGTCTCACCCGTGCTGCCCGTTATTGATAAGCCAGTAGGCCCTGTATCTCCCGTTGCTCCGGTATCACCCGTAGCTCCAATCCCAGTAGGCCCTGTTTCTCCCGTGGCCCCCGTATCTCCTTTAGGTCCAACATCTCCCGTTGGCCCAGTTCCACTTGCACCCACAGGCCCGGTATCACCAGTTGGCCCTACGTCCCCAGTTGGCCCGGTATCTCCAGTAGGCCCTACGTCCCCAGTTGGCCCAGTTCCGCTTGGTCCGATGCTTCCGGTTTCACCCGTACTGCCAGTATCGCCTTTGTCTCCAGTTGGCCCAGTAGCTCCCGTCTCTCCCTTATCACCCGTTACCCCTGTTGGTCCAATTGGCCCACCACTTGAACCTGTTGCACCTGTGGGGCCTGTCGCACCATCTGCCCCGACATATCCCGCTGTACCGGTATCCCCTTTGTCTCCCTTATCGCCTTTGGCACCAGTTACGCCGCGAGGTCCACCGGCTGGCCCTGTTGCTCCAGTTTCACCGATCCCGGTTGGTCCCGTTGGTCCAATCGGTCCGCCACTTGGCCCTGTAGGTCCAGTCTCACCTGTAGGCCCAATAGCACCCCCGCTTGACCCAGTTGGCCCAGTAATACCCGTGTTTCCCAGAGGTCCCTGCAATCCCATTTTATTGATGATTTTAATAGCCATGGTTTATTGTCCTACCTGAAAAAAGCCTTCAGCAATGCGATATACACTGCTAGATATTTTTATTTCGATGTGATGATTGTACATGCCGATTGGATAACTGAATGTAGTTGACGCTGGTATCGTAAAATGAATTGTCCCCTTAGTGGGGAAAGGAATTGTGCCAACAATGGTATCAAGGATAGCTGTTTCAACAGTATCAAATATGAGCATTTCAGCCGTATATCCCGTGAGGTCATAAGGAAGATCGTCACAGTCTTCCATGTTTAAAATATCAACACTGAACGTGGTTCCCGTATGACACGCTAGATCTTCGCAGTCGGATTCTACAAAATCAATTTTGTTTGTGGACATAAAAACCCCTTGTTAAAAATCACATCCCGTAATCAGAAACACAGAACCAGTTGGATCCGTCACAAATGAGACGCCTTGCTTGATATTGAAGTGCATGGATATGAGCCCTAGTATTTATGGTCGATCCACCAGAAACTGATATTTCAATTCCTGTTGCTGGTGTTGTCGTTTGTGATACTGCTTTTATGATCACCTCTCTCCCTTTCATTGCAGCGGTTGGAGATGGTAAAATTACCTGATAGATACTCACGGTGGTTGCTGCCGTTGACCATCTGATCATGTAATCAGTATTGAGCACAGTATAGTTAGCCGTACCAATATCGGTTATTGCAATGCTTCTGTAGTTCAACCATTTTGTTGCATCGGTGAAAGCCGCGCCTACATTTGCATCTGAAACTGATCTATAAATTGTACCGAATCCATCTTGCACGTATGAACCAATATAATATGGAGTTATCGAGTCCCATTCGGGAATACCAGCTTGAAACAAATATGCGAGTTGTCTTGTGATGACATATATCAGAGCATTAAAATCTTGAATTGTCGGATTGTAACTATTAATTACCCCTGAATTCCATCCCTCACCCCAAGCGGCTAATGCTTGGATAGTATCAAGGTCAGTTGAATATACGGGAGCTCCAGCCTTTAAAGATCCGAATTGGCTTATATGGCTTGGTGCTGAAATATTTCCCGCAAAAATACTTTGATTTACTCTCGTTATTTTAGACATTTTTAAATCCTATTTAAAGCGCTGCGATACCTAATGCAATTAAAGTTCCTGTTGCTCCAGTTGTTCCACTGTTTCCCAATGTCCCGGTCTTTCCCGTGATCATAAAATCATACGCTACTGGCGCCCCTGTACTACCGGGGGCAATGCAGAACCTAAATCCTCTTAATGTTGCATCTGAAGTAGTTGGTAAGACATAATCCATTACACCGCCACCATATATTAAAATAAAATCATCTGCCAATATCTGATATGGATATGATGATACAACTTTAGAATTATTGCTTGAGTAAATAGTCCACTTTGTCCTATCAGTTAAAGATTGGTTGATATTTGCATCTATATAAGACCTATAAATATTACCCAATCCGTCACTCACGAGTGAACCAATATAATATGTGGTTGTTGCATTCCATTCTGATATTCCGGCTTGCATGAGATAGGCTAGTTGTTTCGTCATGACATAAAATAGCCCATTCATGTCTTGAATTGTCGGTGCATTGTCTGTCAACACAGCATCGGCCCACCCGTTTGTCCATGCTGGTAGTGATGTTAGGGTATCAATATCGTCTGAGTAAATTGGTGAAGCCGCTTTTAAAGAGCCAAATTGAGCTATCACGCTTGCAGATGAGACATTCCCACAAAATATTTTTTGTAATTTTCTAGTTAATTTCGCCATTGAAAATATATCCCATTATTTAAAACAATTTATTAAGGAACCTGATATGCATTAATTATATCCCATGATGTCCCAGTGCTTATAAAAGACGCAAATGATTGTGTATTTCCAAGCTCATAACTAGCCGCTCCGTCTATTAAACCACCACCTGAATTGATTGTTAAATGTCCATTAGCTGATGATACATAACTTTGTATGTGTATTTGCCTACCCTCGTTTGATGTCCTTGCTTCAGGCAAGAATATTGTCGATGCCGATCCATATGAAAATATTATATATTTATCGTCTGGCAGAATATCATAAGTACCAGCTGCACTAAAATCAGTTATCTTGAACGTACTATAAAGCATCCAGCTGTCAGTGGGATCATCACCAGTGCTAGCGGGATCAAAGTTTAAATTGTTATCCCTGACTGAAATATATACCGCGCCGTTTGCACCTCCAACCTCGCTACAGAATGATCCTTCATAATACGTGGTAGCTGCATTCCATTCGGGGATTCCTGATTGTCTGAGATATTCAATTTGTCTAGTAATCACATTGCAAATGCCGTTTATGTCTTGCAAAGCCGGTGGTGCACTGTTTATCAAGCCTGATTCAATCCCGAGGCCCCAAGCTGCCAGTGCTTGAATGACAGCGGCATCGGCTGAATATGTAGGAGTGCCAGCCGCCAAAGAACCGAATTGTCCTAGTATCCCTGTCGGGCCTGTGGCCCCGAATATCTTTTGTGTTTTAGTCGTTATCTTCGCCATTGTTTAAATCCCATCCGTGTAGCTTAAAATTGTTGCATCTGCAAACCCTGTGACGTAATCGCTGAAACTAACTGTGTAGCCGCTGGTTGCTGTATAGCTTGTGAAACCCCATAATTTTGCGGGATCTGGCACAATAAAAACACCGACTATTAAAACACCCATGGGCTTCGGTAATAAATTTTGATCGTATGCAATGCCTATTATTCGCGCAATATCTGATTTAATAAAATAAACAATTGTCATATCTAGTTGATCAAAAATGATAATGTCAGTGCCAAAAAAAGAATATAAAATACTATTTACATCATACAAAGAATTATTCGATACATTTGTCAAAAGTTTTAATTTCAATAAAATGCGGTATTCTGCATCGTTTAATGCGGCTGTCGTAGTTCCGTTATCAATGTAAGCGTAAAATGTTACCTCTGCATTAAGAAGTAAATCAGTGTAGTCTGTGAAGCCGAATAGCGTACCAAGGGGTGCTATGTAATCCTCAAACGTGAAATAGTCTCTTGGTAGTGTCGTGTTGATAACCCGGTTGAACCCAATGTACTCGCCAAGAATGTCAAGCTGTGGGCCTAATGCTGTATCGATATCAAAGGCATCGTTTAAAGCAATCGGGATCAAATCGGCAATTGCTTGAGAGCACAAAAGCCCGGTCACCGCTCTGGCATTGGGAGCGTTTATATACTGATAGAGCAGTAAATCCTTATAGTATTCAATTGTCGTTTCTACATCAGTCATATTTACACCGTATTAATGTTGATTTTTGCAGTTGAAATAATCCACCGACCATCAATTGTGGGAGGCGCCAAGTATGGATCGGGGGCTAAGCCTGTGAGCCCTACTCCCCCGCTCGTTATTACAACCAAGGGATCGGATGCCTTGACCAATGAAGCGATATCTGAGTAGTCAGCGAGCTCATTTATGTCATATTGGATACCGGCATAAATCTCGTTTTTAAGGAAGGTCTCGTCAACACTGTGGGTAGATAATTTGCTTGTCACGGTAAGATCAATATATAGATCATAATACGTGGGTGTTGAGAATTTTATCGGGATATCATAGCCGTTCAGCTGAGTGATATTGACTGTCTTTGCTTGGCCAGTTACCCCAGTTGAGCCCGTACCGTAGTACATTCCACAACCAACATTTCGTCGCTCGTAAATTGTTTGAGCTATCCCGGTTGTACCCGTTGCGCTTCCGCTATCAACCACGGCCCATATTGAGTGCGCGGGTATCCCGTAGGTGTCTGTCGTCCCTGTGTTGTTCTCGTAAACCTTTGCATACAAGACATCCTCGATCGCAAGCAAGGCCCCCATGAGCCCGTCTAAGGCCCCTGTCGATGGATTTGAAACTGATACCGATCTTCGATATCTGAGGGCGGCATCGGTCTCCTCGTCTATACCTTGGATCGTCGCACCACCTGTATTGCTGACTGAAACTACCCCCAGGGTAACCGTTTCAATGGTCGTGATGGTCGCAGGTGAAACATCGACGGCCCCTGCAATCGCCGCCGTGAAGTGAAGCGAATTAGCTCCGCTTGCGGTCGTGGTGTCCGTGGTCAAATAATATTTGTTTCCTGATGTATCTGAGACGGTGAAAGGCGTACCGCTGTTTGATGACAAGCCCACAAGGTTTACAATACGATCCGTGGTCACAACTACATATGCTGTGGTTTTGGTAGCTCCCTTGCGAATGATGCCATTTATCGCGCATCTTTGGTCAAGGACTACCCCTGCCGCTGAGGATGGGGAGAATGAGCTATAGACGCTATTTATAAGGTCCAAACTATCCATTTTGGCTTGTGCAAAAAGGTTTATCATTTGACCATCAGGTGAATTTGCAGCGACGTTTATGTCATTGCCGTAGATAGCTTTAAAACCATCTTCGAGCTCGGTTATGATATCAGCCAAAATTTGTAGATGCAGGCCAGTTATATCAATGTAGTTTGATGTCATATTATCACCGTCCCCAAAACATTCTTTGTGTATAAAGTGGTTATATCATATTTGATTGTCATGACTCTGTATATGTCGAACGTGTATTCTAATTCGTTTACCCCGAGAACACCATACAGATTTACTATAGCTCCCTTGATTGAAAGGACGATAGCATCCTTGTTTCGATAGTTGATGATATCAAACCAAGGTTGACCGATTTCGGGATCAAAAAAACACTCTGCAAGGAAGGTCCTTAGCGTTGTTTCGATGTTTAAAATGATCGCGGAATTGCTTTTAGCATATGAGGATTTACCGGCACCGAATTGCCAATCCCCTGCCGAAGTTAAGCCTCTGAATATCATACTGTACCCTCATCTAATAATTTTGCCATGTCGGTTGAGAGCGTTGTTAGGTCTGATTTTCTTGTATCGAGTGTTGTGTTGTACCCGGTGAAAATAGTTTTTACCCCTGTAATAGCCGCTGCATTCAATGGAGGCCCTGATGTGCCTAATGCTGGAACGGATACCGTGATAGCTGTTATCAAATCAACTAAAGCATTTATCTCGGTATTCATCTCTTTAATAGTGTCGATAGTATCCTTAATCGTAGTATTGATGCTTGCAAGCAATGTCTTTAAATCCTCACCTGAATCATTGATAATCGATACTTTTTTTGGCCCACCATTAATGCAAAGACTATTAAGTGGGGTATTCTTTGGATCATTTATCGGGTTTACACCAACCAACACGATACCATCTGCAATGCTGTGAGCTCTCTTGTCAGCAGGAGTTGTAATGTCTCCTCTCAGATACCAGTTGTCGATATTGCGATCATTGAACAACACAATGCAGTTATCACCGGAAGCAATGGGACATGACACAAAGGCATCGCCACCACTAAGCGTAAAAACCGGGCAATCATCAAGGATGGGGTATTCGACAATCTCGCCGTTACCCATGAGCATTTGAAAGTTGATTCTTACCTTCGCTGTGTTTGTCGCTGCTTTATATTCTTGTATCGTCCCTATTTGAACGCAGTTGATTGCAAGCATTGTCTGGCGCTTTACTTGATCCAAAACCGTTCTTAGCTCTGGTTGTGTCCGAGGTCCGACTATTCTTTCTGTCATAAGTGAAATCCTCGTTTATTATCATATTTTGTGAAATCACCAGAGGATGGCTGTACTCGATATTCAAATGTAGCGAAATCCAAAATAACTTTGTATCCCTTTTGCTCCATCATGGTTACTATCGTCCTGCAATCTCCTCCGACCGCCCCTGATATCGTCCCTCTGTGAATGATGCCAGTAACTTGATAAACGCCATTGAATCGATCATCTGTTGCCGATTTTAATTCTATAAGTTGAGATGGCTTGATACGAGGTTCAAATAACATTTCAACTTCCACAACAATGTTTGCTTTTTTTGGAGTACCCAGCAAACCGTTGTCAACGTCAATAAGCCTTATTTCACCATCTATTGTTTCACTTTTATCCAGAGCATAGGCTGAGCCATCATCAATATAAAAACGATCATTTGTAAGGTCATTAAGCACATCTTGTGGTGCGCCAAGTATTGCTGTATATCTTTTTGCGATATCCGTAAATTTTGTTCCTACAGTAACTTTATCAATGCCATCTAATGATTTTGCTATTTTCATAATGGCATTTGCTTGCGTCTCCCCGGGATTTATATTCGCTGTTATCATCTGAGTATTGAAGGAAGGAAACCCATCATACGCTTCTATGACTGTTCGAAACTCAGAACCTTGACGATGCGAGTAGGCGCGTCTTATCGTCCCATTAAAACACCTTGGAATTAGATCCCCAATTTTTTCAGCATAACCAGCAAAAAATTGAATAGCCAAGCGGTTTTCTGCCAAATTATAATCCATTGCATCTTTAACAACCTTTGCCCTAGTGTCTTTATTCAAATTATAGATTGTAAAAGTAGCCTCATTTGACTTAGCAAGATTGTGTCTCGTGATCGAAAATTCCACGGTGAATGGTGGAAGAATCTCGATAAAAGTATCTTTGACTATAGTTTCTATTTTCAATCTGAATGATCTATTAAATTTTCTATCTGACATAAATATCCTCAACATCTGCCATGTCAGTTTCATCCAACATATAAAAATTCCATCCATTCAACCAAGCATCGTTTGAAAAGGGATCAACTGCATCAACTCCAGTTATGAGTATTCCGAATGGAAGCATATTGCTAAATTGTCTCAGCAAGTTTGGGGATACTGCTACACGTTCATTGTTCAATGAAAATTCACCCCAATTTAATGTGATGAACCATGCGTATTGTAATGATTTAAATTCAAGTGCTATTTCAACAAAATCATACCCATCAATAGAGAATTTAAAAGTTTGTTTATAAGCATCATTTAATGTTGTTATTTGTCTCATTATTTCTTCCCCGTTGATCCATCAATAATTGTAGCAAAAAAACTTTGATCTTTTTTGACACCACCTTGAGTACCTTGATTACTGGTAGGGTTTAATTTCTCTGCAATTCGTCCGACAAGTTTACCTGCGTTTGTCGTAGTCCCTACAAATCGCATCTCTTTAAAAGACAATGTGAAGGTTGTTTCCATTAGACTATCTGCGTCTTGATCGGCTGACCATGATTCAATAGCCATGTTGGTATAGGTTTTCCATGGTGTCTCGACGGATATCAGGGATCTACCTTTAAACATATTCTCAAACTGTGTAAAAGCTGTTTGTTGTTTGTTGAGAGAGGGATTCCCCTTGAAAATAGCGGATAAATTGTCAAATGTTTTGTTTACTGCTTCTATTGCTGATTTTACCTCATAAGCAGATGCGATGGCTTTGGTTGCTTGCAATCCTTGAGTTGGACTAAGGATACCCAAAGGTGCAAGGCGATCAACCATAGCCTTGAGAAAGGTAATTCCAGCCGCTCTGGTAAAGACCAATTCCCCAACTTTACCCGTGAGAGTTATGCGAACAGGCTCTAGTGCAATGTGATCTTGAATAGTGCTGTTATCTTCTGCGAAATGATCCGTGATTTGTGCTGCGAACGTGACGTTTTCTGTCAGAGGTACGTCAAATAAGAAACCTTCAATACCTCGCTTTAAATCTTTTCCAGTAATTAAAGCTGTTCCCATACCAAGTAATGATAATGCAGAACCACCAACACTTATTTTATTACTGACACCGCTTATAGTATTTAATATTGACATTATGCTGGCCCGCCTTGTCTCTCATAAAACGCACCCTGTACTTGTTGATTTAATATATCAAGTATCGCTACAGCGGTTTGTTTTGGTGTATCCGATTCATTGACGTTGATGATTACGTTGGTATTGCTTGCACCTGCGTTATTTTCAACATTGGGGCTTTTTAATGGCAATCTTTCACTTGATGGGACATATCCATTATTTTCCATCTCCTCAGCCGCTGAACCGGGCAAAGACATTCGTTTCAACATATCCGAAATTGCTTTTGAGGTAATTCCCGCTGCTTTATCTATCTCTTTGTCTGTCTTATCCCCTGTAAACAGTTTAGCTACCTCAGCAAAACCAGAGACCACATCTTGAATCACTTGATCAATATCGGTGAAGTATTTAAGCATTCTTCCAAGGACGCTATCATCACCCCTAACAAATGAAGCGATATCCTCAAGAGCCCCCACCAATAATAATAGTCCGGTTGTGAACGGAGCAAAGGCAAGCCCTAAAGCCACACCCAAGCCAATCAGCCAAGGTCTATATTTTTGCAGCTTTTCAAAGAATGGCTCCATTTTATTCGACACGGTGGAAAACATCAGGCCGATGCGATCAAAGAAGTAAATAACATTCGATGCCACTGGAGTGAGGAACGCAGCAAATTTTTGAAGGGTTCTTTTACTCTGCTCAAATATCCGGTTGAAATAGATATTGAATTCTTTGAGCCTCTTTATCTCTTTATCTGTAAGTAAGGTCTCCTCGTTTGCTGGCGTGAGATTTTGTTTATTTTTTAGAAAGTAGATTAGGTCATCTGATAACCCAAGATCCCTTGCCATGCTTGTACCCAAAGCCGTTGGCATGGTCTTTAATTTCGCTGCGAGTTGATCCAAAATCTTGAGGGGATCTTCATGTGGATCGATACCCATGAATTGGAACGCGCCAATATTGCCCCCACGTCCCAGCATGATGTCAACAGATTGTTGCTGGAAATTCCTCACTGCCCCCGCGATATCGTCAACACTCCCACCAGTCTGTGCTGCCATGTCTCCCATGCGCTGCAAGGTGTTTGTTGATAGTCCGGTGAGGGTAGATAGCTTATCGAGATGCATAGCGGCATCAGCGGCCTTTTTAACGAAGTATGTCAATGCGGTAGTAGCTCCGAGTATTTGCAATCTTGCAGAGGCTAAGTTTCCCCAATACTCTTTCATTCTGACATTCATGACCTTGAGGATGCCTTGCCCTTTTGTCTTCTCAATATTGCCGGTTTTCTCACTGATATTGATATCCCGCATGCCTTTGGCAAGACGTTCTTTTGTCTTTATCTCAGTCAGTTCGGCTTGGGTGAGAGCCCCCATGGACACAGCAATTTTACCCAGTATCTCCCCAAGGCTTTCCATTGCAGCTGTAAGCACTTCGGTAATGTCAACCGATGATGCCATTGCGCTTTCGAAATTCTTAGCCTCGCCAAGCCCTTCGCTTTTAAATCCCAAGCTAAAAAATAATTCACCTACATTCATTTTTCGCCCCTATCAAATAGCACTGCTTTTCATATCGATTTTTAAAGGTCAAATAATCATAAGCATCGCATATTAAATCAACACGTTCATTCATTAAAACCTCGGGAGATCCGAAGCCCGCACTAGCGAGCTCCATGACGATAAACCGATGATTGTCCATTTTAATGTCTATTTTAGGGGATTCACGCTTATTAGAATCGTTCAACTCGTTTTTAAAGACGAAAGAAGATTTTCGAAAAAAGGGGATATATTCTCTTTTAAAACATGAAAAATCACAGGTAGGAAGTCAGAACGATATTCCCTTTGTTCGAATGTCTGTGAATCAATCTTGAGCCCGTTGTATGTCGCACGCTTGAAACAAATCTTCGCAGCTTCAACAACAACTTTGCTCGATAAAATAGCACAAATTGGATTCTTAAAATTTACAACATCAGTCATTTTAATGTCTGAAAAGTTAACACTTTTAATATCAAAATCAATTCTCTCAATTTCCTTTGTAATCATTTGAGAGATACCCCAAGCCTCCTCAAAGGGGAGTAGGGTTATCTCTAAAATTGATCCACTTGGTAGTGTTGTTTTAATCATCAGGTAATAGCCCTATCGCTGGTTGCAAATACCCAAGTGTAAACACTGATTGCTTGCTCTGTGTCACCCTCTACGTTTACCACGGCCTCAACTTGTTTGGTTGGGATGCCGCCTGTCAACACGTAGGTGTCAGCGGTTACTTTTCCAGCACCATCACCCAATTTTTTCACTAGTTCCGCATTTTGCACAACATAAAGCACGGGATCGCTTCGGTATGATGTCAGAAAGGTTTGCAATGCCTTATCGTCTGCACTACCCCTAATGACTTTCACTTCAAGGGATGCTTGGAAACCACTTGCGTTTTGAACGAAAATGGTGTTGCCGTTCTTACCAGTTTTGACTGTCGCCAGTTCGGTTGCGTAAGAGATCTTAGCAACCTCACCCGGACCAAAATCAGCGAGTAGTCTATCACCGATTTTGATTGTGTCGTTTCCGACTAATGATAATGAACCCATATATTTTACCCTCTCAGTTATACTTTATTTATTGATGTTTACGATCACACTGGTTGAATGAATTGCCCCTGCATATTTCAGTGCGATTTGAACCACAGGACTGATCCTCGCCAGTCTATCGGCACTTGCCTGCTGAGCCACCGGGAGTGAATAGATATAGAATCCAAAATCAACAATGTTTCGTTTAAAATCTTCGGGATCGCCAAAGGTGTCTGATCCGGTCCACACTCCGGGAGCAACATAGCCATTTCCAACAGCTTGTGAACAAACTTGACGATATGCTGCTTTGAGCCCATCCATTCCCTTTTCAGTTTGTGGGATCTTTGTCCCAGCTTGTCGCAAGAAATTGAAACCGGCTACCTCAAGAGCTCCGATGATCCACTGCAGGTTATAGACATCGTCAAAGAACCCGTTGGCGCCGTATGACATCACACATGCTTGTCCTGCAATGTTGACGTAACAGTCAGCCCCTACGGCTTTAGCTGCGGTCAATATCGTTTGTGTCATGGCCTCATCAGAGGAAACCCCTGCCAAGGTTTTAAGGTTCATTGTTTGTGCGGTATTGATCGCGGAAAAATTGGTGCTCATACCACGGCTTGCATAGCTCCATTTTAGCCCGTTGATACCCGTAGCCCTCGCGTAATGCAAAACGCGAGTGAGGCTTAAAGATGAATCCTCAACTGAATATGCCAAACCGCCAGCTTGCAATGACGATGCAGCTGAATCAGCCAGGAACAAAAGTTTGCCTGTTGCCTGTGCTACCGCCGCAGCTCTGAGAGCCTCAAGATTTGCTCCGGTTGCTCCAGTAAATCCACTTGGTCCAGTTACGCCAAGAGTATAGTTTGCACTGCATCCACCGAAATAAATCAGTGTGGAAGCCCTCGCGATAGCCTCCTCCAATACCTCATCAGTAAGCATGGGAACCACGATAAAGTAACCACCACCTGTGAGGATGTTTGGCGACTGGCTAAATACCGCTGTAGCTGCTTCGGCTGTGGCGCTTGCAGAACCCCAGTTTGTGATAACATCAGCTGCACTGGAATAAACCGCAAACAAGGCAGTCCCAAGGGATACAGCCGGGGTTTCTTTTGTAAAGCATACGAGGTTATTTATGGAGTATGGCGCGAGCCCGGCGGGCGGCACGATCACACTAATGTTAACTACGTTTACAATTCCTATCATCGTCATATAAAAATCTCCTTATTGTTCAGTAAAAGCAACATATCCGGGAGTTATTTGGTCGTAATAATCTGCTCCAATTAGCATACTGTACTTTCTCAAGACGGGCAATGTAATCACAATCCTGTTTAGCATTGTTGTGCCCTCGATCCCAGAAACATCATTTATAGATGCGGGGATCTGCGCTATTTTCAAGCCAAGAGATTCTTGCACTTGTTGGCTATATGTTGACATGAGTGAGCCAAGTAACTCAGGGTATCTCTCAAGACATTCTGTGGTGTAGCTCATCAGATTAATCGACAATGTTTCTTGGACATATTGCGTTAAATCATCTTGCATTGTGTCTTGCTTGAATCGATTGGTGTTGCCATAAGCCTTTATGGACATGATGCCCACGGTTATGTATAGCGATTTATCTTCGGGTATAGCCCTGCGCTGGTTGTAGATCCATATCTGATCGTCTTTGAGAGACATGCCAGCCTTGATGATGTCGCAGATGATTTGTGGCGTTAATCTCATAAATATGTACTCGTAATTCTGTATTCAATATAGCCGAATTGGTTCCAATCGGTTTTGTTCATAACCCTGAACTTCTCCGATTCTTTGCAATCAAAAATTATGATGTCATCAACTTTAAGATCCAAATCGTTATCCGTGTAAAGTAGCTCGGTATTCCACTTCCTTTGTCCTTCTGGCTTCATCTCAAGACTTTGGCCAGTGGGTACACGAAATAGTTTCACCGTCTTTTCAAAGTATGATTCTTCCACTTTATAATCATAAGTGCGTTTTGCTGTGACAAACACACGGGTTTCTCTGGCCCATGCCATAACAGCTGCATTCATGTTGGGTAGCTGATTATTCATCATCCTTACACTACCTCATGAATTATGGATCGCAGCATTGCCCCAGTGTCCCAAAGGATCGAATGCTTTTCGGGATCTTTATTGCCTTTAGCTCTACCAGTAACACTACGTTCAGCGATACGTCTTGCTGATAGCTTTGTCCATCCCGGCCCTTGTGCTGCAAAGGTTTCATGGACATAGCCCACCCACTTAGCGCCTACTTTGTTTAAAAAAACATCACCGTTGCCGATCATTATTTGACGCATTATTTTGTCTTTACCAAGGTCAAAAAAATCATTGAAATCTTTTTTCCTTGCTGCCTGTGTCTTTCTCAAAAATGATCGCTCTGGGATTTTTCTTGATGGGGAACCAAACTCATGAACAGCGGCTAAAACCACTGCATCAATCGATTTACCTGTTTTCTTATCGGGAGGCCTTTTTGGTGAGATAGAGAGAACACCGATTTTCACATAATGGTTAGCCTCAACAAACTTCTTAAGATTGTCGAGTGATGCCTTGTCGTATTTGAAAACTGTTTTTGACATTAAACATCTTTCACCACGGTGTCGTAGCACCCTGTTCAACTACCAGATTACCGATCAATAACGGTTTCAACAGTGATATGTATTTTTGACCATATCGAGTTGTTGCATATGCTCCAAGTATCGGGTCATTCAACATCCACTGTGGTATTGAGTATGATTCTGATACCCCACCGATGGACCGCGACGATACAGCAAATGAACTAGAACCGCCCACGCCTTGTGTCGCCGTATTAAGGTCGTTCACAAGGTAGTGGGCAGCAAGATACAAAAACATGATTTTCAGTTGAGTATCATCGGAAAACAGACCTTCATTAAAGTTGATTGTTGCTTCATTATAAGCCCGGGTAATATCACTATCCATCACATAGTCCTTTTGACAATCATAAACTGATGTCGTTTGGCCTGACGCGATAGCATATTTAAAATCACGGACAAACAAATCTTTGAAATCATCCACAACAATGTCAGAGACTGAAATCATTTCAATCAACCTTAAGGATAAATGTTGGAAACGAAGCAAACAACCAATCAGCGGTCTCTTTTGTGACAAGAATCGCTGACTGATGTTTCAAAACGCTTCCGTCTGGACACCTAATTTCACCAGCCCTGTTAGAGAAAACCCGGATTTTATCCGAGCTCTCTTTTTTGGGTTCGGCTTTTTTCTCGTACTCGTGCTTTGCCATTCTTCAAATCCTTTAAGCGGCTGTGTTACCGAAATATAGCATCTCTTTTTCACGCTGAGCAACAACACCTGTGAAGCTGCCAAAGCCTACGTTCTCCCATGAAAACCCATTAAAAGTTCCAGCAGCGGTCATCGTATAATCGATGGGCAGGTCCATCTTTACGCTGGATTCATCGTAGTTCAACAACACATACCTGTTGTTTGTTGTATCGAAGTTAGCCTTGTCCGCGTAGGCGCATGGCAAAATCTTAAACGCTTGGTTGCCGGTGATCGTCTTGAAAGCTGCTTCGAGTAACTCCAGTTTCGTTTTTAGGGGAAACGCAGAATCTGGAAAATTTATCAAACCATTGTAGTCCGTTTCCGGCATGATAAATATACTTGGCTTGGCTGTTCTAGCACAATTTGCCCTGTAAACTTCATAGATCGCACCAACGAAAGTATTGAATTCCGCTGCTGACATTGCGTTAACTTTTTTGGTGATAGTGGAAGAATCTACAGTCACGTTTGCGTTGTTTAGTAGTCCAGTGTCTGCGCCATAGCCCAAGAACGCGACTTCCTGCAATCCCAAATCCCACTCTTGGCGTCTTGCTTTTTCACGGGCTTCAATCAAACTGAACAGGGTATTTGCCCGCATCGCCTCTTCGAGCTCGAACACGTTGTATACCATACCTTTGGCCCAATTGTAGATCGTCTGGCTGATTTGGTCATAGGCTGCGTCAACCAGTGGTAGCTGTGCTTGGTTCGATGCGTTAGAGATTACACCAGATTTGAAACCCTCACCTTTGACGTATGTTCTCCAGTTGATGATTGCACGCTGATAAGCGCCGTTACCAACAACTACAGGAACGTACTCCGCGAAGTCAATGGTATAGAATTTCTGCTCAGACACCTTGCGGCCCACGGCTGTCAGGGTCGTGATTAACTGAGAATAACCGAGTGAGTTTTTGTTGAGCTCACCTTTATTTGCATCAAAAAATTTATATGGGTTCTGCATTTAATCTT